AATCTTCTCTCCATTTCTGCTGGATGTTCGTATTCAGCTGCAAGTGCAGTATTCTTCATAGGTTTCATGGTCAATGCACTTTTCCATGCTTTTGCCATCAAGTTATCTGGAAATGATTTAACCCATGCACTTATTTTAGGAAAAACTTTAGTAGTGTTTTTATCTAAAGTACTAATATCTCCATCATTATCTACAATAAAAAAGTTTTGTCTACCAAATGCAGTTTGTAGTTTACCCATGTTTGTTCTAACTACTCCATGATTACTTTTTACTATATCATCTGGAATACTTCTTTCTCTTTCTCTGTTTCTATCTAATGCAGTTTCTAAAGAAGTATTTACGAATACCATTGCAGTTTCGTATCCTAAATTTTGAAGTAGTTTTTTTTGTTTTAAAACACCCTTTACATCTCTTGCAGTAGAGTCAATTACTATCCCTAACCGACCTTTAAGATACATTTCTTGTCGTTTACCAGTGATTGCCTTTGCATGAACACGAATTGCATCTCTTTGTTCTTCTTCACTCTCTGGCATTTTAAGTGAAAGACCTGCTTTCTTTAAACCTCTTTCAAATGACATATCAGAGTTTACTGGTCGTAAACCTAAACTACTAAACCCAAGTTTTTTAGCTGCAAGGGATTTACCACTACCAGGCCCACCAGCCATAAAGACTGCTTTGAATACGCCTGGGTCATTTATTCCCTCAAGTAGTGAGTCGTATGTCTCTTCCAATGTCATTTCTTATATACTCTGGTATATGATGGAACTCTTCTGTGAGTGCCATTCCTTTTCTTACTGCTTTATACAGTTGTTTTCCTTGTCTAAAAGTTTTTGGTAATGCAGAAATAAACCCCTTCTCATCACCATCAAAAGCCATTGCTCTCATTTTAGATGCAGACATACCAGCAATCCCTTCTGCATCTGGGTCTCTTTCACCTGCCGATACCACTTGGATATTCTTAAAGTTGTAGAAACCATGTCTACCTTTCACACCATTGTACTTTGTGAGTAGACCTTCAAACTCTTTTATTCTGTCCGAACCAGCAACCATCTTGATACTTCTGTATCCTCTGTCATATAAATCAACAACTACATCAAATACTGTTCTAGAATTAGATGTAGAAACTGTCACTTTTGCTGGTCTAAACAAGAGTTTCATAAACTTTGTTTTGGTTCTATAATCTAATGGATTTTTCTTTGGGTCTTGACTATGACTTGTATAGATAAATCCATCATCTGAACCTGCGACCTGTTTAACTTTCATTGCAAGTTTGAGATGTCCAGCAGTTGGTGGATTAAACCTACCAAATGCAAACACAGCAGTTTGTGAATTTATCTCAACTATGTCTTTGAAAGATTTCATGTAAGTATTTATGTATTTTAAAATTTCTGTTGGTTATTTTTTAGACCCTCATAGTCCCAATTAATGATTTCACGACATCTATCCCACCATTCTTTTAGGTCTTTATCTTCTTGTAATTCACTTATAACATGTTGTCTTATATGTGGTGTTATATTCATGTGTGTATGTGAATAACTATTTTGCCAGTCATTTTCATGGTGTCTAATTTTAACTTCTTCATTTATAAACCCTAATTCAATCAATGAATCAATTACACCAGTTGTTTTTTTTAATGATTCTTGACTCACCATTAGTCCATCTTTAGTCGTGGTATAATCTATATCGTGTTTGTAATGAATAAGATTATCATAAACATCGTACATACTTTTACCATCCCATAGTGGTCTTGATAATATAAAAGTGTGATTCATTTGTTGACCATTTAATCCACCAAGAAGTAGATATTCTGGTTCAACAAAATACAACATTCTTTTTGCAGAATTATAAAAATTTTCCCATCCTTTTTCTGTATTTGCATTTCTTTCATATTTCCATGGCGAGTTTATACCATTGTCCATTTCAGTAATAAGACCAGATATAAACCTGTCAAAAGGGTCTCTGACTAAAAGATATGATGTCCAGTCTTCAAATAATGGTAAAGTTTGGAAAGGTGGGGTACATTCTTCTTGTCTTTCAGTATATAATGATGGAACACATTCTGCACCAAAATCCCAACAGTTGTAATCACCAAAAAAAGAATTGAATTTGTCATCATCTCTATAAAAGATTTCTGCATTTTTCAAATATGGATTATTATCTTGATACTTTTGAGATTTGGGTAGAATAATTTTTCTATTATCTTGTTTATATACACTTTCTACAAGATTTCTATACTCATCTTGTTCTAACCAAGTTCTTGGATTACGATTGTGGTCTTCAATCCAGACCCAATCATCGTCATGCATTTCATTTTGGGTATTTAAATAAAAACGAATTGAAGAATGTCCTACTTTACGAGGACATGTAAGGATTACTTTTCTTTTTTTAGATATGAATGTTGGATGATTTCTTTCCCAACATGTTTCACCATCAAAGGTGGGATTAACTTCTACTCCATCAATAACTAATTTATCAACATTATTCCAATGAGCAAAGTTCTTTAACGAATCTGACATAATATAACTCCATAATCTATTTATCCCAATCTTTTTGGACTGTAAAATTGTTTAGTGAAAACTCCATTCTATCCACTAATTTTACTGCACCACCTAAATCGTTATCTATTGCAACGAAACCTTCTGGTGCAACAACATCAAAACCATTATCTTTTTTAACAAACATGTCTGTTAATTGTTTTGCTTTGTTAATTTTACTCAATAATTTAATCTTTGCATAATTTATTAATGCTTGAAACTCAACTAATAACTTAAGTAATTTTAGTTGTTTTCTAACTTTTGTCAAGTATATATTCTTGTTTTTAGTCTTTGTTTGTTTTGCAGAATCCGATTTAAGTTTATCTATCTTTGCATCCCACTTTTCTTCTACAAATTTAAAATAACCATCTGCATGATTCTTGTAGTTTAGTCGTAGGAAATTTGTTCCTTCTCTTACTTTACTGTTATGATATGTTTTATAACTCATCCCAGCTTCCATCTCACCTTGAGTTTTAAGAAATGCATCAAGAGCTGGTCTTTTAATTTTTGCAAATAACTTACCTGTTCTGGACATTAATCTGGTTAATTCTGCTGTATCTTTTTTAGTTAATGTTGCAGTTCCAGAAACATCATTGTATTCTGCATTATCCATCCAGACTTTGGATGACTTTTTAAGACCAGAAATGTCTGCACCAAAAGATGCTTTTAAATCTGATAATGAATCACCTGTATATGTTGTATGAAATACAATACCTAAATTTGCTTTTCTCATTCTAGTTGCAAGTTTAGATGTAGAAGGAACTGCATAGGTGATAGTATTTGGAGTGAATGTTTCGTAATCTTCTTTGTTTATTGTTTTCTTTTCTAGGTCTCCTTTGATAAACATCAAGTCACCTTGAAGAATATCAGTGAATCCTAAATCTTTTAGATTAGTATAACATGCTTTAAACTTGTCTTTAAGAGTTGCAGATAAGTCCTCACTATCTTCAATCTCTTTTATAGATTCATAGAATAGGGGGCCTGTTTTTCTAAATAAACTTTTTTTTGCAACAAAGAAGTTGCCTGACTCTGGATTAGTTCCACACCATATTGCTGGAGCTCCATCCCATTTAACTGTTATGTTGGTACTTCTTGCACTATTAGATGATAACATATCACGAAGTGACCTAATAAAGTTTATAGATGCACGACCACCATCAATACCACTATTGAATATTTCGTCTTCTATATGTTCTAAATGTACATTAGGACTTGCCATTACTTGTTTCTCACATTTCCTATTGCATCAGTATATGAAAGGGTTAAAGGTAATAACTCTTTAATTGGTAAATCTATTTCTAATGCAGTGACTTTTATTTTAGGGTCAACTAATATAGCAGATAAGAATCTGTGATGACCATCTATAATTCTATTGTCTGATGATATAACATAAAAATTACTCTTTGATGCAGAAAAATCTCTAGTTCCTTTTGCACCAAATTCTGCAACATTTCTAATTGACTTATCAAAATAGATTTGACTTTGAATAGGTTTTAAACTACCAACTGCAACTTTTTTAATTTGAACATCAACGATATCATCTTTTGCATCACCATCATTCTTTGCAAGTCCACCACTTACCCATTTCTTTCCTGTTGTCTTATCTAGTCCTTGAGGGAATGGGTCATCTGGAACTTCATTGTCTGCAAAAGGTCTTGAAATGTCAATTGAACCCCCTTCTAATCTTTTCTGTAGAAGTTTGATATCTCTGTTATCTATTACAGGCATATCTTTTCTTTGTGCAAAACCACCCCTTGCAAGTTTCT